CGGTTAGTGCCCATTGTTGAAGACGATCATTTGTTGACGCATCTGAGAACCGCACAAGCTCTTTAGCTTCATTCGCTGTAAGCAATTGGAACTCCATTCCGAAAATGAGCCTCAAGACGAATGTTCTGAACGAAGGGCACGACGCTGCTTGTCGAGTCATCCGGGATGCGTTGCAGACGGATGCGACCGAAGCCTTTGGGCTCGATCATCTCCACGGCAATTACCTTAAATGTCACAGCGAACTGTGCGTGGGGTGGCGCATGAGCTGTGAGTAGAAGCTCTTGATAATGTCATTCGAAATTACGGCGTTTTTGTTCCCGCCGCATGCCGACCATGTAATGGCCCATGGGGTGTCGTCCCGGTGTGTCGCAGATGACAGAGTAATGCCATCATATCGGCCGTACCTGCCAGCCACGAAATCCAATATTCGCTTTTCCGAATGGTTGATTGAATTGTTATTCGGGAATGCGCCAGGAACATGGGCAACAACCGCGCTCCGGAACCCTTTAAGTGCATGATAAACACTAGGGACCACAGGGCCATACTGCCAAGCTTCAACGGACTCATCAAGAAGGGGAGCGCCTGTTGCCGCGAGCATGTACCCATGCGCAACATACGTCAGCTTGATGAGTTGCATTGGGGTCAAGCCAATCCCCGCACGCTGGCATTGCTCAAGAAGGTACTGAGCAACAGCAAGTGATTTTTGTGAACTCACGACCCCTCCTTCCAAAACAAAGAATGCGCAGTACAGTGCGTACACGGACATAGCCGTAAAGAACGTGAATGTCCAGGGATGAGTGTTATGTCCAATCACAAAAGCCATGATCGCCGTATGTAAAAGCGCAATAGCCGTACTGCTCCACGTGATCTTATTCAGGATGTGCTGGTTCACGCTAGCTCGAGTGAAGCCACCACGTGGGACCTTCGCGGGTGCGAATTTGAAAGCACAGAAAATGACTGTAAAAGCACAGATTAAAATCCATGCAATAACATTTGCCACCAGTGAAGCAAACACCGGAGCGATCATATAGATCAAACCAAGAATAAGGGCGACAGGTATTTTGAAGACCGTCTGGCCACTGGCTGAGAATTTTTTCATCAGAGCTTCCACGTTTGAGTTACCCACCAGTCCCTGCACTCAAAAGACTGGAACTCCGCATCCAGAATTTCCTTCACTTCAGCCAAAGCCTGAGCGGTCACAGGACCGTCGCTTGCGAGGCTGCTCAACCTGAGAAACTCTAGGCGACCGGGGCTTGCTGAGCGGATGCCAATGCGCTCAACTTCAGTCAGCCGAGCAAGCAGTTGTTTGGCGGTTTTCGGCTTCACTGTGGTGATCGTCATTGAGGTTTCCTTGTTGGGCAAACAGTCGATCCAAGTCGCGACATGCTTGCACGAACTCGGCTAGCGTTGCAGTTCCAACTTCTGGTAGATCAAACATGATGTGCATGCTAAAATGGAGTAAAGACATTATAGTCTTTACTCCATGTTCATGGACCTGAGATTTCGTGTTACATCGTTACACGATTGTTAATCCAGTTCCACATTCACGACAGAACTTAGCGTTCCCCTTGTTCACAGTACCGCATGTGACACAAGTTGGCTTGGTCTTCACGGTCACAGGTTTTTCGACGACCTTCCCTTCAACTTCGCCAAGCAACTTCATGATCATCACGTGCTTCACGCCATCAGTTGGGAACCAAGCCCCAGCAGTAAACTTCTGATCCGAGATCGAGCCGGGTACGGTGATGCCGACATCGTTAACTGGAGCCGTGTTGGACGAATAGCTGGCCGTGGCGACACGCTGGTCGCCGGCTGAGCCAGAAATCAAAGTATTGGAGGCGTTATAGGCCTGACCTACGACACCGCCAGTGGACATCTGACCAATGAATTGATCAGAACAAGTTGTCCAGTACGGACCGGTGATTTCATTCTGATCATGCCGCGCAAGTTGGTCCTTAATACGGGTGTCCCAATTCACATTCTTATATGGCAGTGGTTCACGTTCGAACTCGAACTCTACACGAACAAGGCCGTCTTCTACGCCAATGCCACGTGGACCGTCTTCGATTTTCTTCGTGCGTTCGATGAACTTGAATCGGTTCCATTGATTCAAGTTCCCTTCCTTGATGAACCGCTCCAGATCAAGTGATCCATTCGCTGGAACAATCAGGCGCGTTCCACCAGTCACATCAACGCCGTCGATCTCGACACGCACGAGAGCGCGAACAGAGTTCTTGTTCTTAATTGTCAAAGCATATTCACTGCCAAATGGAATATGGACAGTGTCGCCGTGTTCGCGTAGAACGCGATCATTGTGCTTGACGGCGATGACAAGCTTGTTTGAGTACATCACTCAGTTTTCCTCATTGAAACGGCCCACAGAGCAAGAGCCCATAATTAACCTCTGTTGAGTGCACCAGTATGGCGCAAACTATTTAGCGCTGACCGGAACTTCATGCTTACCCCAGAAGAAATGCGAGCTTGCAGTACCAGTGCTAGCCTTGTCAAGTGGTTGTTTGATTGCTTGAACGCACTGAGAGGCAAACCCCCTCTGGCGGTACGACTCATCACAGAACGCCATGATCTGTACGCTTTGCAACCAACCATAAACATCACCAAAGCCATCTGGATTTCTGAACGCTAATGCGATGGCCTTGCAATCTTCGAAGACGATGGCAAGTTCATGATTGCATTGAAATCCTGCTTTGGAATCCTTCAGCGCTGTTTCTAGGGCAGGGCGTAGTGCCCACCCAGGCACGTACAGTTGATTCGTCAGAGCGATGTCAATACCTTCAAGGAGAGTTTTGTCTTTGAAAACACGTATCATTTTGCACCTCTTAGGGTGCATTATGCCACGAACCTTAAAAAGTGAACACTGTTTTCAGGTTACAGCTTCTTAGCGAGCTTTCGAACTCGTTTGAAGAGTGCCTCATTCATTGCAGGTCTGTCTGCCAATTGATCAACCGCAGTGCGCATAAGTTCAATACGCATCTCAATGATTTGGCGTTGCGCACCGATCAGATTCAAGAGGTTCAAGCCATCAGCATAGACCTTTTTATTCTGTGCTTGATTCATTTTACTGTGTTGATCTGAGATTCGCCCGATCATATTCACGAGTGCCTTCCCACCAACTTCAGTATCATCATCAAGCAGTGCTTTCATCCAAGCATCACGTTCACCAAACTTGTCTTGCATGAGCATAGTCTCAGCTGACTCAACAACACGATCGTTCTGATCACCGAGACGTTCAGGAACTTCCTTACGATCTATGGCATTGATGTACGGTGCGGTTCTGAAGTTTTTCGTCAAGACCTTGACGAACTTTCTGAACCTGGATGAAATCTGATCGACTGCATTTTGCAAGTGTGCAAAGTTCTCCACATCAAGATCCTCAAGCTCAGGCATATCCTCTGCTTCAGGAGTACGATCAAGGATAATGTGAGCTACTGTCGCCGCAGCTGTTCTAGGTCCAGCTTTCTTCAGGGCTTGAGCCTTTTTATTCTTCTCTGCAGCAACAGTATCTTCTTTTTCTTTCTTCTCGGTCGCCGACTTCACCTCAGCATGCTCTTGATCTTTCGCATCCTTGATCTTGCGAAGGGCTCCCTTCGCAAGATCACCTACGCCCTTAAGCGTATGTTCAGCACGGTCTGCGAAATTTTCAATTGGACCGTCTTCGCTAAGTTCACGGAAATTCATTTAGGCCTTTTCAACCAAGGTGAAGGACAATGGTTCAGCACCAGAGCCATAAGACCAACGACCCTCAAACAGATAGAAGAAGTCGCCCTCTTGACCATCAGCAATGTCTTTCACCACCAAACGAACAACCTTGCTGTTATCTTCATCGCCAACTTTTTCAAGTGCCTTCAGAGAAGAGACGCCGTGGGCCTTGAACGCTTCCTTGACAGATTTGAATTTCACTGGACCATCACGTCCTTCACAGAACCCCTTAACTTCATAGAGCTCTGCGCCAGTATTATATTTGTCATGCGATGCAAACACAATCATGCCAGCTTCAAGTGTAGATCCGTTCACCGCCTTCTTGGCCATGTACTTGTCGCCATTAGGAAGATCAAAGCTTTCCTCACCGCCTCGGAATTGTTTGATGATGAGCTTCGCTTCAGCACGTTTGAAGCACCCACCTCGGAAGGATGTATGGGCGGCCATCTCTGTAAGCTCAACGTCTTCCTTCAGCGAGGAAAACCTTATCGCTCTGGCCTTCTTCCAAGGAACACTCCCATTATTTTTTGGCAAAGACTCCATGGTCTTCTTAAGCTCGTGCGCAGTGAAGATTTTATCGATGTCTGACAAAACCTCTTTGACTTCTCTTTTGAACTGCACCGTCAAAAAGTCAAGGCGCTTTACTTGAGTCTTTAATTGCGCAAGGTCTTCAACACTGTGCGCCTTCTTAACCATTGATTCAAGAGCACCACCTTTACCCAGCTTGTGTTCAAGATCTTCAATAGCTTCGTCAACGATCTGTTTGATGCCATCGAGATCACTCAAAGAATCATCTGACTCTTGAACCTGCATTTGTGGGCGGAATAGCGCGGCAAGCTCGCGCAAGCGGTTAAGTTCTGACATGGGTGCTCCTGAAGAAAGACTCAATATTTAGCGATTTGAAATGCAAAGAAGGGACCATTCGGCCCTCCTATTTGTCACCTGATGCCCTCTATCACACCACACAACGTTTCAGCTCATAAAAACGCTCAAGGTATTCATCGTTCGCCGCCCGCCAACTTTTGATCTTAGGCATGTAATTTATGAATTCCAGGTTGAACTGCGGCAGATCACCATTCCATCCACGCCCACGTGAGGCCATTTGACTGGCGGCCTCGATTTGAAGTGCTATCAGATCGGCCCACTGTACTGCTCTAGCCTCACACTCATTCATCTCTGGAATGTCTAGAGCTTCGTTGATAACCTTCATCAAATTTTCTTCAAGAGGCTTGTACGACGCACGAAGCTCTGGATGCCGTTTCACTGGCGATGGTAAATCAACAAGATACGCTTCACTGTTATCATGCCCAAGCGCATTGATCAACAGTACCGGCTTGCGGATCAGACTTGGCCAGTGTCTGTCGGATAACCATTTGTCGAACGATGAACGAAGTGCGCCGCCCTCAAAGTCATGGTCGAGCACCATATCAAGCAGATCTGCAACAAACACAGCGTGTTGAGCAATGTGGTATGGATCACCGAGAGTATGACCAGCAAAGCGAACTTGCCTGGCTAGAGACCAAGCAATGTCAGTGATCTTAATGTCCTGTGCCTGTGGATTTACTATATCCACATAATGACCAGATACAGTCTCACATGCGTTCGGTGGGACTGTATCTGGCATGGGTGCGAAATCGCTCATTTATGTTTCCTTTGCGCGACAAGTCGCACGTCTTGCCACGAATACGGCAGATGATAGATGTCTAGATTTGAAGTGCTCACAAGTTTATCGTCCTCAAGATACACCTGAGATGTTCTTCCAAGGTTCTTAAAGTCTTGTGCCCAAACATTGAACGTACTGTTTCTGACAAACTTGCGCCACAGCCCAGCAGAGTACTTGGTGTGTGACGGACCGCTTGCAAGTAAAACACCATCAACGTTCACGGCGGCCTTGTACATGGTTTCTGCGTACCCCATGCCACGATAGTTCTTCAACACAAAAGTCTGGTGTACTTCGTATGCAGTCCACTTAGCACGCCTGCGCAGCCATATCCAACCAACTGGGACACACGCACCATTCACTACATCTAACATTGCATAAGCTTTGCCGGTTTTCGTGCACTCTATTTTTGCTACACGTGTGTTTCCAACCCAGCTCCAGCCTCGCCGCATGTGCTCAATGAGGTACCACTGTGTGGGTTCCCAGTACGCTTTCGTGATTGAACGCTCAAGAACAAACATCAGTCTTCGCCATCGGCACCTTGATAGAACGCTGACCCTGGTAGTGGCACAGCTCTTCCACGGGGTTCATATCCGTTTCGACGCATCCTGTCAATGCTTCATCAAATTTTGCTTGTTCACGCGTATACATTACCATTTTTCCAAGGGACATTCAGCCTCTAGCAACTTTGCTTTGGCTTCCATAAAACAACCACACAACTTACATTGGTGGGTCAATTGTGTGAAGTACTCACAGCCCTCACACATTTCGAGGCGTTTACGCGTCAAATCTTCGGCGGCAATTGCTGGAAGCTTACCGTGTAGAAGATCAACAGCTATCTTGCGAAGCAGTGTCATGCCACAAAGATTTTCTTACCCCTGAGGCTCTTCGTGTCAACACCACCCCAAGCAATCAAAGGCACCCCATCACGAACATCAACAATTGTGCTGGCGCTCGGAATGTCAGGTGAGACCATTTTGAAGTGTAAGTCAAACTTGAACTGTGCAAGAGCATCACTATGCATGCCTGTGACGTTTGCTGAAATGTGTTCGGCAATCTCAGAAGCTGTAGCGCGTGCTATTACTTCAGCTTGTTCCATGAACCGCTTGTACAATTCATCTTGAAATGTCTTACCAATTCCGTCTTGTACTAACTTTGCTACGTTTTGAACGTCAAACCCTGTCATTTTCACTATCGTCTCCTAGTCTTCCCTGCTGTAATGTCCTTCATCATTTCATCTGTGATAAGAACATTTCCACCCTTGTTGTAAGCCGGTGCGGTGGTGAACCTTCGTTCACGAGCCCTGAGTTCGCGCTCAAGCATCTCAGGGTCATCTTTGTACATGATTTCTGGCCGATGCACCGGTTTGGTCGCTGCTCCACCCGGTGTCTGGAGACTAGAGCCTCTATAGCCCCTTGTCTCGTCAACAACCGGTGCACTGACCACCACCTCGATTCGCTTCTTGGGGGCTAAGCCAGATGTTCGAATTCCAGACCCCATAGACTGGACACTCTTCAACCAAGCTTGATATTCAGCCTCTTGTTTCTGCCAACCCGGCTTCTTCTTCGCAGGTTTGCTCTTGCTTGAGTAAATCTTGATCATGCCCATTCAATGATTGTAACGAAGACAGATTCGTCTCTGAAATGAAAAATGGGACCGAAAGGTCCCAAAGAAACGCAAGGAGGAAGCGTTACTGGACTTCTTTGATCCACTTGTACACAGGACGACCGTGTACGGAGTTGAACGCAAAGCGAACGTAGTGCCCTTGTTTCCGATGTTTGCGGGCGGATTTTGCGTGACAGTAGTTCCACATGATCAAGACTCCAGGTTGGTTCGTACACGTTCGATGCGTTCTGTAATTCGCATCTGGGCTTCAGAGATTGCGGCCGCCTCGCGGCGGAGAATGCCCATTGCTTGGGCGGGTGTAGCGGTATCCAGGCGCCTGCGGAGCTCAGCGTACTTCACCTGCTTTTCCGGTGACAAGGTCTTGATGTACTCATCGTACGCGCGGCGAGCCTTCAACTCGTTCACCTTCAGTAACATACGGTTCTTGGCGATGGTGTAAAGCTCAGTGATCACTTTCTGCTCCCATGAAATCAAAGGCGGTTGTCAGGCCAAGCGATACGTTCGCGATCGTGTCAGCAATCTTGGCAGCACGTTCGATATCCTTCTCCTTATCACCACGGCCGTATTTGCGATCATTGTTCTTGTACTTGATCAGTTCGTCGACCTTCATCAGTGCTTCGAACTTGTGGCCGAAGGGGCCCCACACTGGTTGTGTTTCCCAATCGCGTGCGGCACTGCGAACTGTGTAGCCTTCATCGGATTGGTCGATGAAGTAGAACTTGCGAACAAGTTCGAACCATTCACCGTTCTCACCACCACGCTTCTTCAGGAACTTGATTTGTTCATCATCGTACACATCACTCAGTTGAGACTGAAGACCTTGCACGGTGCGCAGGCGCTGCCGTTGAAATTCAGCAGTGGCAAGTTCAGCAAAGCGCTTGAATTTTGCGATCTGTTCAAGCAATGTTGTGGCTGATACCTTTTTCATGTTCTCATCCAGATTCGTTGCGTTATGGTAAATGTACAACGGTCTTCTCAGGTTGTACACAACCAAATTGTAACTAAGCCAGAAATGTAACAAAGTACAGATCAAAAAGAAGGGACCGTAGTCCCTTCTTTATTTGACGCAGAGGTTCTTTTTCCTCTTCTTGATGATCTTTGGCCGTTGCTTCAGCGGTTCAGGGACAGGTGTCATTTTTGGTTCTTCTCGCTTCTCTTCGACGGCGACCGGTACGACGATGTGAGGTTTGAAAAACAGATATTCACCACGCCCCATGCTTGGAGCCCACTGGTACCCATTGCACACAACGGCTGTTGGCGTTTGTGTGCAAGGGACGTCAATGACTCGCGGCCAGATCGTAGCGGCCGTTGGATACCCTGGAAGGTATTGTGGAGCGTGCATGATTCCATTGGAGACTTCCACAGCATTTTCAACTGTGTCGTTCCCTGGGGAACCAGACCCATTGACCACGTTGGCGATGTTCACCACGTTGGCCTGAGCGAACGTGGTGAAGAACGCAATAAGGAGTATTGCAATGTTCTTCATACGATCCTCAGTCCTTCTTAGTGCTCGCGGAAGGGCACACGTAACCAGTCAGCTCGAGAGCTTCACGATTGTCGGGGTCCTTGCACATCAAGGCCATGGCCGCACCCTTCATGCCCATGTTCCAAAGCTCACGCGCATTCTTCAACATCTTGCAGTTCTTGTCAGTCCAAGTACTGCCGATGCTGATGCCAATGCCTGGGGCATTGGCGGAACCGGAGGAAGAACCCATGCACGTGTCGTTGCTCGTTGTCAACGGGGGACCGCTAACGGACGGAACGTTCTTGATGGTTTGTGTACCATCAATGGTTGTGACACTGTGTACTTCACTTGGCGAGGTGAACGTGATGTTCTGGCTGTTGCCGAGATTGGAAGCACCCGCAACGGAAAGACTACCTGACATGGTGCTTGCTGGATCAGCAGCGAAGGTTGCAACTGAAGCAAGTGACAGGACGATCAAGACAAACTTTTTCATGGTGGTTCCTTGGAGAGGGAGCAATGCTCCCTCTCAATCCGATCAGTGCGAGTTCACACAGGTCGTGGCCGTGCAGCCGTTGCCAGCAGTTGAGTTCGAAACAGCGGATGCGTTTCCAACAGAACCGTTGCCGCCCACGCTCGCGCCTGAGTTACCGACAGCACTCAGCACCGGTGTGGATGTAACAGACACGGAACCAGCGGACGAGCCGCTAGTTGTGTTGTTCACTTGAGTGCCAGTACGAACAGAACCCGCGTTGGCCGTGAAGGTTGAAGTGGTCGAACCAGCGATACCAGCAACTGCTTGGCCACCACCAGCGGAACTGGTGGAAACGTTGAAGTCAGTTGTGCTGTTGGCGTTTCCGGAGGCCGTGCCGGAGATTGGGTTCAAACCCTTGACCCCGTATGATGCACTGCCTGCAGATTGGGCGCAAGCACCACCTGCAGCAGTACCGTTCGCAGCGGCGTTGCCAGTTGTGGTTGACACGCTTGTCAAAGCAACGCCAGTGCTCGCGCCACCAACCACGGCTGCAGTTCCAGCTGAACCAGACGGGTTTGTGCTAGCACCAGCGGTAGGAGTAGCGAAAGCGCTAGCACCAGCCAATGCAGATTGCGAGCTGAATGCACTGCCATTGCCAGCGGATGTTGCGAACGCTGATGTTGCGGTGCTTGAGCCGGCGGCTGAAGTGCCTGAGCCTGAAACGGTCGGGGTGGAACTACAAGTTCCAGTTCCGCAAGCCATTGCCGTTGCTGCTGCAAGGGCCAGGGCTGCAAAGATGAAAGTCTTCATTTTCTCTCCAAAAGATGATTAATTGAAACAAAAGAGCTATAACGCTTATGCATTATAGCTCTTCATTTAGCTCGGTAGAACCTGAAGTGCGTAACAATTAGTCCAGGGTCTTGTCAGAATGCTCTTCTAAGGCGTTCCCTAGAATTTCATTCTCAATGAGCGAATAGAATTCTTCCCATGATCGTTTAGGATGTTGAACGTCAAAGAGTGTAAAGGTCCCCTTGAATTTGTCAGCATTTGCCTTGTGTGGACGGTCATCTAAGATGAAATCATGCTTGGTTCCCATGAGAGACTTGTCGTGTGTCAAGATCACTCGATCCTCAAGCCATGGGAAATGTTCACGATACCACAGTACTTTCTCAGTGTACGCATACGGCGAGCCGCTCGGCGTCTTCGTCAGAATCCAAACACGAATCTTGCCTTCATCATCAAATCGCTTCAGATCATCAAGCGCATTTGTGGCACCCGGAGTAACATCAAGCCAGAGATAGGTACCAGGCAGATGCTTGAACTCGTCAGTGTGAAGGCCTGATTTCTTCAGAGCCTTATCAAAGTCGGCTACGGGGCCATCTGAGTCTATGTAGCAGTTAAATAACTTAGCAGGAGTAGGAGTTCCCATGTCAGAGTTCTATGTGTATATGGCAGAATGTTGTATCATTTTTAGCACGGCAAGACACAAACCAAATTCGTAATAGGTTCTCCAAACGTTTGGCATGGCTGTACGTGGTCCAGTGCTCCATGTTTTGATTTCTATCACTTTGCGGCACTTCCCGCCCTGTCGAGGATTGCCTTGCCACCAGTCTTCTGAGATGGTACCGCACCCTTCACGAACTCAGTCAGCCTCTTCATGGCCTCTGGATTGGAACGGTAGCCCCAACGCTTGCCATGCTTCGGCGTCGTCTTTGATGGGCCGCTCTCGCCCTTCTTGCGCATTTCAGAAATCTGGCGCGCTTGGGCGTGGCGAGTTGCATTCTTGCTGTTCCGTGACATACATTCTCCTTTGTGAATAGAAGTATTGTACAGTTGTGAGCTGCGGGCTCAAAAAGAAACTGGGACGGGTGCCCCAGTCTTTTAAGCTTCTATATCCAGCCCTGATCTCAGGGCATTGATGCGTGCGTCCTCAATGGCCTTTCCCAAGGCCTTCCCCTCTAACCCCAAGAAGTCAATGGAACGAACGTTCAACACAATATGTTGACCAGCCATCAAGTCCTTGGTACTGAACGGCAACTGGCGTGAATTACCAGAACGCTCAAAGACCGCAGCCGCCACAATCAAATCATTGAACTGGATTCCGTTCTGCAATGCTCTTGCTTGCTTCAAGACTTTGAACAACGACGCTGCATCTTTTTTAGCACGCAACAACGCACCCATGTTCTCATAGCAATCACGAGTGCGGACCGGGCCACCGTGTGAGGCCAGGCCGCTCTTGCCCAACACACCAATAGCTACAAACAATCGTTGCGCCTTCGGCACCGTGTTCAACTTCTTCGCCAGTGCCATATCGATTTTTCCAAATGGCAGGAAGATATCTCGCAAGACCCTGCAATGCTTCAAGGCATCACATTCATCCAAGACCTCAATGAAACGGTGAGGTGCCTCTTCACAGAATCCCTTTTCCATTTCTACCCAGACACGTTCTAAGGTCAAGTGATTCAATTCACCGGCTTCCCCAATGGCCTTACACAGTTCAATTGTTTCTGGTGCAACTTTCCAGTCAGGAAAGCGCGCAGCAAATCGCGCCAACCGCAGCACGCGCAGCGGATCTTCGGCGAACGCTTCAGTCGTGTGACGCAGAATATGGTTGTGAATGTCACGGATACCATTGTATGGATCAATGATTTCACCACCGTCGGTCATGGCCATAGAGTTGATGGTCAAATCGCGGCGGGCCAGGTCTTCTTCAATGGTCACTGAGTTGTCAGCGCTTACTGTGAAGCCGTGGTAACCAACACCTGTCTTACGTTCTACGCGGGCCAATGCGTACTCGTCACCCGTTTCCGGATGCAAGAACACTGGGAAGTCAGAACCAACTTGGGTGTACCCCAAAGCAATCAGTTCTGAGACATCCGTTTCAGTGGCACCAACGACCACCCAGTCTTGATCTTTGGGTTCACGACCCAACATGGTATCACGGACTGCACCACCAACCAGAAAGATTTGCATGATAATTCCTACAAGAGGTTTATCTCTTCAATCGCATATTCGCAATCTTCGCAAACATGACAAGGATGCCAGAATCCTTGATTCGTCAATCTCAAAAAGGCTAAATCCTCATCATTACAGCCAATGGATATTGCCAATTCCTTGGTTGCTTGGAACGCCTTCTTTGCCCGCTCGTTCTGAAGATTTTGATTAAATTCAAGCAAAGTCTTTGCATTTTTTGCCCACTCATCTACGGCGGCGCGGTGTGCCGCCATTGTTTCTTTAGTAGAATGTTTAGGCCACTTTGGCTGACGGGGAATTTCCCTTAATTCCAAAGGAAGCTGCGCCAATGAGCTGTGCAACTCTGCAAGTTCTGGCACAAGCGCAGTGATGCGTGCGTCTCTTGCCTTAAGACGCGCTACTTCTTGTTCAGCATCTTCAATCTTGTATCGAGCACCGATGTTAGTTGACCATGCGTCATCGTATTCGCCCCCACTCGCAACAATCAAAAAGATTTTCATGTTATGCCTCGCAATCAACCATAGCATGTCTATCATCAAGATAGACCACATTCACACAGCCACTCTTTGTGAAATGACGTGCTGTGTCGTGGCCGCGGTGCTTGTTTGTTTTCTTAGAAGCTCTCTTACGCTTCGTCTGATCATGCAGTGTTTGACCAACCCATTCTGCTGGAATTTCCACCAAGATACCACGTCGTTCGCGAAAAAACTTCCCATCAATTTCAACACGTTTGCTCATTTCATTTCCTTCGCCTTGCTCAGCAAGTCTTTAGAAGAGACATCCTTCGCACCAGCCTCGATCGCCTTCGTGCGCTGTTCTTCATTGATGTCGTAGTGCGGGTAGCTGGCCGTCTTGTGAAAGAAGTGAGGCTTCACGCCTATCGAAGCGGCGAAGACGTGAAGCTCAGCGACCGTGTCAGCAACGAGATGCGCATAAGACTTTCGTCCATTTGGCTTCTTGAAAACTGCAGGGTCGACATATGTGGTCATGAGAGAAGCTTTTCGACATCAAAGTTGATTGTGAAGTAACAGTCACCTTGTTCAGGAAGATCTGCCCACGTCCAACAAGTTGTGTCAATGTACTCTACTTTGAACTTTTCGTTAACTGAGATTTTCAGGTTCACGTCTGTAGCGGCATGACCGCAGTCTTTTGCGTCGTAACCAAGAAGCGCAATGTACGCCTTACCTTCTAAGTCGTCATCTGCGGTGTGGTTTATCTTGACTTCAATGTCAAGAACATTGAAGTGCTTGGCAAGTGTGCTTTGGCCATATAGACCATGGCCGTCGATGCCGAAGCACGCGAGCGTCTTTCCCAAGAGCGCTCGTTTAAGCAGGATTTCGCTGTCTTCTACAAACTGTTGAAGCACAAAGGGTGGAAGCATAAAGGACCAAAGTTAAGACTAAAATTTATTGTATACAACAGGAACATTACTGCTTCCTGGTGTGTGGTTACTCAGTAACCGTTTTGACGACCCATACAGCATTTTCAAGATCAAGCTCTGCGCCGACGATTCTGGCAGAAGGTTCCTGTTTATTGACTTGCTGTCTGATCCAAGCCCGCTCATCTGGAAGGATACCAAGTTCCCTCCCGTGTATCAGGTGATCAGCAATTACGTCCTCCTGTTCAGGAGTGCATGGGACTCGTATCACCATCTAAGTGCTGAAAAGTGGTCAGCCAGTTTTTGGATGTCATTCTGCGCACGGTCAAGCGCCCTGACTTGAGAAAGTGTTGTCCAATGCTGTTCTTTCATGAAAGCTTGAGTGAGAGCTTCAAGCTTCTCAATTGCGTCTTGAATCTTACCGATTTGGACGTTGAATTGGTCGTCGAGTGCTGCTTCTGTAATAAGTTTCATGGTTGCCCCAATGCATTAAGATCAGCCCTATTTATAACGATTGGGTTTGTGGTCATGAAGGTGTTTGGTGTTGACTGGTAGAATTGCCAAGTGTCAAGCTGAACACAGGTCAGGGCCTCCCAGCGGCCAACGGCTCCGCGGGCGGCGGTCTTGTGTGTAGCATAAGCCTTGGTGTCAATAACTGTCTGGCCGATCACCGTCAACGGCTTTTGGCACGGGGTATGCCCGCTGATAATGTGAGACAGCTCATCATTGAATGGAAGCCGTTTTTCAAAGTACTTCACCGTGCGAACGAGCTTTGCGTGGTCATGCAGAGTTTGATCATAGAACCGACCGAAAATGTTGCGCGACCAGAGCATGGAGTAACCCTCATGGCAGAGGGTGCTTCCAATTTCAAACACCTTTTGCGGATCGGCGAGGATCTCATCAGTGATTTTGTAAGATAAATCCATTGGAAGCTCAGCATGAAGAATGTGGAATTTCTTACCATCTTTCATGTTCACTGTCATCATCATTGGAAGCTCCTGGACCAGTGCCTGAAGATCAATGATGTCGTATTCTTCGTCGGTGATGGCTGGCGTTCCGCCAGCCCGCAGGGTATCTGCAACCAAGCGCGCACTTAACCCCCAAGAACCACCGTTGTCCAACCACCAAATACCGTACGGTTCTCCGCTGAACGCCTCATACATGAGCTGCTCATGGTTTGCGTACACGGAGTGGAACCATGAATTCCGAATCAAGCTCAAGCACCAGTGGCTGTCTTCACCGCGGTCTACTAAGTCACCAACACTGAACATGCGATCTACTGTTTCGTCAAAGCTCAGGTTCTTTAGGAGGTTCTCAAACGCAAGGCGGGAACCATGCAGGTCCCCAATTACGAAGTCTCTTCCCTTGAGATTTGGTTCGAATGTTTTAAGAGCTATCATGCCACTATGGGCCGGGAATTACCCCGGCCCCCTGTTGTTATCAGAGCTTGAAGATGGAGGCGAAGTATGCTTTGATCGCCTTGCCAGAGATGTGCGCCAGCATTTCGGCCGCAATGTTGAAGATCTGCAGGACGAAGTCACCCAGCACGAACGACAACAAGTAGAACGGCCAGAAGAAGGTCCATGCAGTCATGTGATCAGCAAGCTCAACTTTGTTCACCACTGGTTCGACAGTGTGATCTTTGGTATTGTGCACCAAACCAATCACGCTCGAAACACGGCTATCAGCCAAGCTCTGTAACTGGTCATGAACTTCATGGTTGTACGCGGCGCCTTCAGCACGTGAGTCAAGAACCAGTTGACGGAATGCAGGGTACCTGGAAAGCAAATCGTTCCACTCCTTGGCGAGCTTTGCACGAGCCGAAGCGACTTCACGGAACAGTTCGACGATCGAGTATGCAAGACCAAAACCAACGTACTTCAGCGCAGGGTGCCAGAACTCAGCGGACATGAAGTATGAACCGAGAGACTTGAAAGTCCAATCAGACCAGGTGCTTGCGAGGAGCGCTGCAAGACCGAGACCAAGAATCACCCATTTCGGTTCTTCGCGGCCGGCGCGGTCGAGAGAAGTGCCAATGAGCATGCCGAAGATGAACAACACGAGAAGCGCAGTCTCAAACAGCGAGAACGCAAAGCCAAAGATTTCCATAGGAACTCCAAAGTTAAGAAAACATGCCCATTGTAGTCAAGAACACTCAGTACATGTTCTTGGTTTTCGGGTTAATTTGCCGATCAGCTTTCAACTCAGGAACATATTCCAAAGTTGGCAGAATTTCAGTCCTGAACTCTTCAAAGGTCGGGATCTTTTCAAGAACCTGCTGGTGCATTTCGCAATACGCCCACCATTGTCGAGTTTCGGCGTCACGCACGATCTTTGTCTGATCCACTTCTGAATGCCGTTCGACCTTCGGTAAAACGATTTCTACGACTTCCACGGGCTTAGGCTTCCTGAAGATTGCATCGTAGTTATTTCGAAAGGAATCATTTGGGACCTTGCTTGCGATCAGATCGCCAGTGATATCATTCCGAGCAGTCATAAAATTCCCCTTCGAATCGAAACCATTTGCGACTTGAACCTTCTATAAGCAGCTTGTTGATCTGCCATGAGGCGTTCAGTTTCCTTGCGTAAGGCTGCTATGCGAGCAAGCTCCTCCACGGCGGCCTTGAACCTCGGCGTCATTCGCATAACGCGTATTTCACCGTCAACAAGAGCATTTATGTACATTTTCATTCTCGTTCTTTGATGATGACTTCATCACTGATTTTGTAGCACATCACAGCCAATTGGTCGTAATACGCAAGTGTGAAATCAATGATGTTTTCTATTTGTTCTCGTGTGGCGGCAATGCGCACTGGAATCATACGCTCACTAAAAAGCTCACCACCTGATGAGACCCATTGACCCTTCACAGGGGTCATGATCGTGAGATCACTGGTGGTCTCACGGACCTTTGAATCCCACACACGATGATACCTCGTAGTGTAGTATTTTTCAGGCGTGTTTCGTCGTTCTGTTGGAACGAGTATTTCCCAAAGTGATGTCATGTTTAGATTCTATTCTGCTCAGCAACCCGCGTAAACTGAGAGTAATCAGGATGAACAGCGTTGGCAGTCCGATCCATGCGTACACATATGACGCTGGATTTTCAGTAGCGATGTGGAAGTCAATCATTGACGGCATCCAAGCATCCCACACACAAAGTGACAAATAAAAGCAGATTGTCTTCAAAATCAAAGATCGCTGAATGACACCAAGGAACAAGAAGAATGGAATGAAGGGGATAAGCAGGACAGGAGCAAGTGGAGCAATGGTAGAGTTCGCAGTATTCACAAGAAATACGACTGAACCTTGCATGATGAACTCCATATTTTGGACCACTACGTGCTTGGGCACGATGTTAAATGAAGTTGGTGATCCGCCAAGGAAAAGTGCAACCAAGTAATGCATGCCTTCATGCATTATTGTACCTGGAATAAGCAGCCACGTCCGTTCATCAGCGCCGAGTATTCCGTAAATGAAGTATAACACTAGAGCAATTAGACTCGCCCCCATGAAAAGTCTTTTAATCATCTATGTCTCCGCTTTGATGATGTCTTAGCTTCAGGCCAAGCGAAATCAGTGTCACCAAGCTTCTGTCGAAGTTCAGCAAGATCATTCCATCTTTGCTTGACACTTATGCTACCCAAAAGAGCGATCACTCGCACTTCACCCTTGATCTTAGTCACCACGACCAAGCATCCACCTGCCTCATTGATGAAGCCGGTCTTTGTGAGAAGAAACGTCCAACCGTGTTTTCCAATCAATGGGTTGGTGTTCTTCCTGTATTCGCTATCTACGAACACTCCAGGGTGGACACTTAGTTCAGCAACCCGTGTGTCTAGAAGAGAAAGCGCGAATTTTGCCACTTGCCGTGCTGTGCTTCGATTTGCTGGATCTAATCCAGATGGTTCTCTGTACGTAGTGTCTGGAGGCAGCATGATACCAACCTGAGCAGTGCGGCCAAGTGCCTTCGCAGCAGCGTTGTCAGAGCTCACTAGCGCTAACTCAAGTAGCTTGTCACGAGTGTATTCGTGCCCCGCCCGCAGTGGTGTGGTTCTCATCCTGGATTCTTGAATGTCCTTCGCAGACACCATGATGTCTGCATCTCCTGGAAGCTCAACGTTCCTAGCTGCAGTGAACAGCTTTGTGATCGACGCGATTGGTCGAACCGTGTCTGCATTGTGCTCGAGAATTACATCACCATTCTGGTCTAGAACCACATACGATTTTGCCGTGATGCCATATGCAAGTAACGGCAAACAGAGAAGAATGGCTAGGAGATATTTCACAACAGGATTGTGCTTGGTTCAGGAACTGCTAAGAACTTGCACGCATCAACGTAGTTGTTGAAGTCCATGCCAACGACTGGATCTACTCGAACCAATGGCTGACCTTGCTTGAAGTCAGTTCCGTCGTCAAGGATCACATACTCGTTCACAACTACGTTCTCGAGGAACTGTTGAACTTCCGAGCCGCGAGGTCTTTCAAGACACTCCGTGACATTGAAATGCGCTGGCAGCTTGAAGCCCATAGCTCCAAGGTAAACGCGTAGACGCTGGAGATGTTCAGCACTGCCGTATGAACCATGGTGAAAGTGCCTACGGTGCGTGCTAGAAAGCACCACACCGATGCGTTCGTCACACGCAATAAGCTTGTTGACAAGCGCTACACAAACCGGATCCACACACTTCATGGCGTGTTCTGCACCGTACGGTACGGTACCGAGCGCTTCACATTCTTCTTCTGTGAAGGCGCGACCGATTTTTGCGATCACAGACCTCGTACTATTCACGACACCATCGATGTCCAGAAAAATAAGCTTCAGTTCTTCCATGATCACTCCAAGTCTAAATCATTTTACTAAACCAGATCAGATTTGGTTGCACTCTTTCAGGATCTGTTCATACGTGCTGCCATCATACAGGCCAGCCAACACAGAGTCTAACCACCAGTGCGGCAACTCAGGATCTTCGTAAAGTTCATGTTTGAACAACCACCCTCGTCTGAGGTCTTCACGCCACATCGTGACGTTCAGGTTTAGGTACCTTTTGCCAACTGCGAACCCATTATTTGGGCTGAGCGTTGTACCGTATGATTCATGGTTGAAGAGAGAAACTTCAGCTTCCTCACTAAAGTCCAACTTGGACGACATGTTTCGAGCGAAGTATTTGTAAAGTTCGGCCATACGCCGGAACTTCTTTGTCAATCCACCGACCGTGCGGCGGATCGTATTGCCATTGTGGTTGTTTACGCGTTTAGCTGGGACATGCTATCCTCCTCATATGAATGGAGCCAGAAGGCTCCGCTATTTAATGTGGCAACGCGCAGACCTTTCCCTTGGTAGCGCGATCGGTGTTGTGCTCAGCATCCCAGAACCCCGTGAACTTCACGTCAGCTGGAAGCGGGAATGTGACCCCGGTTTGGCGCTGCACTTCGTCAATGCTTGTGATGAACGTGCTCAGGTCTTCGTCAGAAGGTTCATGTCTAAACAAGTACACCATTGCTTCGTGCGTCGTATCATCCACCACAATCTTGTAGAACGCATGTGGAATGGTGACCTTACCGAGGTTCTTCAACGTAGAGTCTTGAGTCCTGTTGTAGACCGGCCCGACGTAAATTGTCAAGTCATGTTCGCGCTCAACAGCCCATTCACGAATCTGATCTTCAAGGCGCTTCCAAATCCCACGGTTAAAGCCTGGAAGTTGCGGTGCCATATTGCTCAAGATAAAGGAATCAAGTTCAACTTGAACATCCCATCGCATGTCACTATCGTTGGCTTGATGGCCAATGTCAAAGCCAGACTTTGCATAGTCCTTTGGAGTAGCTGGATCTTGAAGGCTATGGTCAGCTGCAAACCGATTCGAGCGAGACAGACAGCCCGTTGCATGTGCTGGTGTCAACACGTATGAAACCCATACTGGGATCTTTGCATTGTTGTCAGATTCAAGGACGTAGCCTTTACGGCAAATGTCGGTGGCGCTCTGCTTACCAGAGACAGGAAAACCGAATGGTGCTTGGACCTTACACTGATCCATAGGAAGTGGATCAAGCTGAGCTGCGGTGGCGGAAAATGCAAGAACAGAAAGGAAAATTGAGAGTAGAAGCTTGCGCATGATTACCAATTCATTAGACCTGAAATAACCTTGTCACCTTGATCAAGGGGTTGCCAGTTGCCAATACGTGTCTTTACCACACGAGACCAACTGTTGGCTTCCATGTTCGACAACAGAATATCGAACTTTCTGTCTTGCGCGTTCAGCGCCCTGATTTGATCAAGATTATACGGGTCGCCGAAGTATGTCATTGGGCTGACGTTTTCTCGAGGTCCAAAGATTGGATTACCCTTGGGATCTACTGTCTCATAGATATCATAGAAGTAGAACCCAAAACAGTTCCTTGGAATGTCACTCGGCATTTCCCGTGAGCTTACTTTTCTTTCTGTTTGTTCGCTTACGAACGACCCTGGCAGTTTGAACGCCACGTACGTATGATACATCATGATCCCTTGATAGTTTCTTAACTACTTCAATTGTAAGCTCAGTCGTAACATCATTCACGTCTCGCTCTGGATTAAGCTCCACTACATCGAAAGAGTTCACTCTAGGGATGGCATCTAACCATGTCAAGGTTGTGTCAGATGGTCCATCAATTTCAGGAGTGCCAACGCCGGGTGCTACATCAGGGCTGAAGAAGTCGATGTCGAATGAGACGTGAATGTGCGTATCTGCAGGAATGTCTTTCACTGCTTCGGCAATGAGTTCCTTGAAGTTCTCCTTGCATTGGTGCGTAGTAAAGAACTTGATATTGTGTTCATCAATGAATTGCACTTCGCCAGGGTCAACTGAACGTAGACCAAAGTACGTAATTTGATCTGGTCTCATGCACCCCATTTTCATCAGGTAATGCACTGGCATTCCATGCATGTTTCCAGTTGGAGACGTACGTGGTGAGTTCACGTCTGCGTGCGCGTCAAACCAAAGCACATGAAAGTTCTTGTTTGTGAACTTGCTCACGCTGTTTATGCTGCCAATAGCCAAAGAATGATCGCCACCGATCAAACCAGGGGTGTGCCCTTCAGCGAACGCCTTGTCAAACTCTTTAGTAATGAGCGCTGCCCAAGCCAAAACATCATGGAAGTTCTTTGTGCAATCAGCTTCTGAGCGCGCAGAGTCTTCATGTTTCAACATGGTGAAGTCGAAGTCTGGAAGACTTTGTTCAATCACACCTGGCGCGTACTCACAACCGGGGGTTCCAGTGCCTACACCCGTAGGTGCACCAATCAAACGTACCATGTCTTTACCCTTGAAGAAGTGTCTCTGATATGTAGCGCTCTGCCATCAGGAATGGCAGAGGGACCATGAAAGGTCCCTCTTGTATGGTTACTCAGATCAAGGTCCGGGTTCAACCAGTAAGCACCCAGTCATTGGAGTACGTGTGCGAGCGAGCGTAACTCCCTGGAACAAAGGATCCCGTACTCAGAACGATCTGCAAGACGGTTTGTGTCTCACCGTGGATCTGATACGCGTCACTTTCTTGATCATCAGTAAGCTCGCCGTCCTCGTTGCGCTCCCAACCAAGGATTTCAGCCACATCACCTGGAACGTAACCGTTTCCGTACGGGCGTTTTGGGTCGATTTCTGGGGCGCCAGTCTCACAGTCGTTCCAGCCAACGTAGAAGTTCCGAAGGAGCGTGAGATGGTCCCTTGTAACTGTGAACTCCAACATCACTCACCCGCCGCGAAGTACTGGGTGACCTTGACTTCACGAGGTTCTACGAAAGTCCAGTCATCATTGTACTCTGTGCCGCAGTACGATTCATAGTACCCAGTAACTCGAATATACGAGATCACATTGCCATGTTCATTGATTGCAAAGACACGATGTACGTGCGAGCCTTCGCCTTCACCACCACCTTCAGAGTCAACGAGCTCAAGGTTGATGCCGTCAACGACGTCAACGACGTCAACGACGTACTTCAGGCATTCAATTTCGTAGACATCGGTGATGCTCAATCCGCATTCACTCTTTTCGAGGAAGGCTTGTAGAAAGCCCCGGGCGTCGGTGCGGGCAAGCGTTGCAAGGTCAAGTTCAGTTGGGTTAGCCATTGTTCTCTCCGTGTAATCAAAAGTTCAAAGTGATTTTCGATGTTAAAACGAGCAAACCAGCCCGTTGCCATTGTTGTGCACAGTTTAGTGTGCGCCATTTTGACAGCCTTAAGTTTGTCACTTTTCAGGCTGTCTTTGGTGATGTTCGTTCTCTCGATCGCCGTCACCAAGATTTCTTCGAGTGCACATTCGCACTTTTCATCAAATGTCAGGGTGTCCCACAAATCTTTGTGGCACCGAACATTGGTCATGTCTTTACGAATGCGCTCATGCAGTGGTCGCTCATGAAACGCTACTTGCTTATGTAGCCATTCGTGATCAAAAGCGCGTGGAACAGCATCAGCGAAGAACTCAGCCATTGGCTTGTTGACTGGAACGTGCTTCTTTCCGTGCACTTGCGTCCACACCTTGACGAGACGACCATAGAGTTCTTCATTGACAACAGCGCCTTTGTCTTGCAGGAACTTAATGTCAAAGAGCGTCTTGTCATGGTGGATGTTCCAATGAGCGTGGCTCATTTTCAGCGTGAGCAACACATTTGGATCCGCAAACACTTTGTCCGTGCTTGCCTTCATGATTGCTTCACAAGCATCGTGCCACTGAGCATCAATGACGCAGATGTCGCCATGATTACCTACGATCTTTGCTGGTGTGAGCAGATCGAGGTCTTTTGGCTTACGAGCGTCATTGAACCAATGGTACGTTGCCGTGCTTCCGATGATGAGCCAAGACATTTTGATTCAGCGTGCGCTCTTGCCTTCAGTGAAGCGCTTGCCAACGTTAGGCCAGTACATGATCTGTGTACCACCATTAACCTTGCGATTCACAGATGTGGACTGCACAAACACTTGCCACTTGCCATTTGTGTCTGGGCGGACGCGTGCATCGCCGTACCGTGGCAGACCAATCAGATCGCGAGCTTCTGGGCCACAGAAGATTTGACCAGACTCTTTGTCACGAATAGCGATAAGCTTGTAGTCTTGAATCTTGTCTTCGGTCTTGACCAATTGGTAGAACGCGGCGCCCTTCAGCATTGCCGTTCCGTTCAGGCGGTGTTCAACGAAGTCGCGGATTTGTTCACCTTCTTCGGTCTTGGAGACAGGGAACAGCTGAACTTCAGCGCTGATGTCGCCAAGTTTTTGCACGTCGGCTTCAGTGATGTTCGCCACAGAAGTGTAGAACGTCTTCGAGCTCTTTGTACCGCTGGCAGTGCCAGTGTAGAAGTCAGCGAGAGCCTGGTCGTTTGCCTGTGAGGCAGCTTGAACGCCACGTTCTGTTTGGTCCCATTCAAGAATGTTCCCGGGCTCAATGCCCATCTTGATCAGATCACGTGCGTAGCCGCGCGGAACACGGAACACGAAGGTCCAACGATCAGTTGCTTGCAGTTCGCGAATGACAGCGGCCAGTTCGGCGCCACCACCGTTCGTGTCTTGACCATCAGTTGTGAACATGCCGAGGAAGTTCACATTTGGATCGTTGAAATCTGGAACTTGACGCAGGTCGTTGATGGCTTGCAAGATTGTCTGAAAGAGTGGGGTGGCGCCATTTGCGCGATAGCTTGTGAGTGTCTTCAGCGAGCCGATTGGTGTCAGGTGTTCGACACGGCGTTGATGTACAGGAGTTGACCCATCACATTCATAGACCGAAGCTACGGTCTCGATGTTGTTGAGCGAGGCTGCTCGTTGGGTGGCAAGAACCAGCGCATTGTAGTCCCTCATTGCGGGGGCTCGCAGGCTTTGCATGGAACCAGAGTGATCGCGGACTTTGAAAAGATATGTCTTCATTGAAATCTCCAAACGGAAAATAGGTAAACTAAAAAGTGACTGTGGATCAGTCTTTGTATTTAGTGATCTAGATTCTAAGCATTATGATTCACTAATGAACCCGTGATGAACCAACTCAGGTTACACTTCGCTCATCGTAACAGATCATCTCAGACTTGATCGTGAAGTGTATGTGTTGATCGTATCGTTCTACAGTGAAGGACGCAACATTGTCCTTGATCTCGATCGGCTCTATCGCGCGATCACCCGGCTTCACACCAGCTCGGTCAGCTGGGTATCCTGGCTGTACCTTAACAATGAACCCAGTGCTGTCAAAAATCAAAACACCAATTCCATTGTAACGCTTCGTGCATTCAGGTGACCCTGAGGCACCAAAACCGGCGCCGGTGTTGTCGCCTTTGTTCGCCTCTGGCGGCATGAGCTGGACCTTAACCGGTGGATCGGCCTGCCGTTCTTGCTTTTTTGGCGGCGTGTGTTCTGGAAGCGCAATGACTATGTGCACTAATATTGATAGAACAAGACAGTACTTGAGCGTCTTGTTCATGGCAAGAGTGTGATGAGTTCACTATATCTGGCTTCAGAGATGCCGGGCGTAGCAAGCCACTCTTTGAAGTACTCATCCAATCTAGTGGAGTTTGGATGTTTGCCATAGTGATACTTCAAGAAGTCCTTGCGATTCTGAACCTTGTCGGCGATCAGCATATCATTCACTTCTTTCAGCGGGCTCAATTCAATTTTTGTTGTGTCACAGTCCGCCAAGTACTTGTTCGCCACTCGCCTGTACTCCATAGTGAGCATCAGAGCGCGGATAGATGTTGGAAGCCCTAATCGATCAAGAGTGTACTGATATCCAACAGTTGTGAGCTCTTCATCATTTTGGAACAGCGGGTGTAGGCAAAAACCCGCCATAGCTTCTGATGAGGCATTGACTGCGTTGAGCACAATGAGACCTTCATTGATGTGATTCATCAATGGCACGACACTACGAGCTGCAGTGCGGTTACCGTAGTACGTCTGAATGGCCAGGTATTCTGGACCCGCTTTAATGGAGTCGATGAAATTGAAGCTCATGCTGCGATTGTACGCAGTTAGCCGTTTCTCTTCCCAGAGAATGCTGGTGTAACGTCTTCTGTAACGTTCACCGCTGTACGAACCGCTTGATTGCGCGGTGACGGAAGGCACGCTCTTCCTTCTTAGCAAGATCACCAATCTTGCGAGCTTGTTTGCAGCCAAAGCAGCTGCAGGAGCGAGGTTTGTCTTTAGAATTTGTGTGCATAAAGACCTAACAGTGATGTGAACAAATGAGGTGCTGTTGGGGTAAACGTGGGATTCGAACCCATCTCCCGCTTTATCAATGCGGAGTGCTACCAGTTACACTAACGTCCTTAAGTATGGTAAGGATAACCAACAACTTTCGGTTCACAAAACATGGAGGATGGCAAGAGAATCGAACTCTCACCGGCTACTCACCGATGGGAACTGTTTTCAAGGCAGTTTCTGCTCCAAGCAGCCTACCATCCATAATTCGAAACACCAATCAAATTGGAGCGGGTAGCCGGGTTCGAACCGGCGACCTAGACGTTGGCAACGTCTCGCTCTACCACTGAGCTATACCCGCATGTCTTATTTAGAAAGATTTCAACACCTCATAGCCGGGGTTCTGTTCCAATCCCATCATCTACCTACGAACTTCTATTTGCTAGAAGCCGTCCTCGTCGGGTTTCAATCCGAGTCGTAGGTGCATCAACCCGTTCCCTCGGCGAGCAGCGTCACAAGGAACTGTTTGACTTGTTGGAGGATCGTTGTGGTCGATAATGAGACTTGAGTGCGGAGGTGGCTTCGCTTTTACCACGAAATCTCGACACTTACGGATGGTTACGAGAGCCGGCTATTGAATTATTCAGTGTGCAATGGCACATTCTGCCACTTTTATCGGGTTGTTTTTAACCTACCATTCCTCTGCCACAGAGCGATTAACCTTGCTCTTCCCAACCCCGAACTTCCTCAAGCTTTCGCCTGCGATGGGTCGGGTGTTGAAAATTTTTCTTTCTGTTATTAACTTTCTTTTATCTGCTCTTTGCATAGCTTCCTCCTGAAATATGCAAAAAGGTAACTCAGGCGCGAACTTTCTCGATTGCGCTCAAAAATAGTGAGGAGGACAAAATGATCTAGTCTAATTTGAAACAAGTAAAGGGGCGGCCGAACGATCATCACCTACATCCGTTTCCAAATGTCACAGGTACCGTCATATTCCTGATAACCCCTTGTGGGCGGCTCGCTTCTCCACTTTCAAAGTTCTCTTCCCGAGAATAATGTCATGACGCACTTCCAACTCCATGGAAGTTCACTTGTTTTACACAACAAATGCAGGGTATGCTGGCTAGAACCTGGTCCTAACTTCTTTGGCCCACTTTCACTTTCTCCTCTTACCAACCCTTCTCAGGAAGATCCTAACGGTGTAACATTAGAAGATTTGATCAGGATTGTTCAGTTTTTCTACTAGCGTTGCCAGTAGCCACTTTGCTGTTAGCATTGTGATCACGTCGCTCTCCTTTTAAGAAGGGTTAAACAAAAACATTGGTACCCCTAGTGAGATTCGAACTCACACACGTAAGCTTTTGAAGCTAACTGCGTTTCCAATTAGCATACAGGGGCAAATAATCTGGTGGCCTCGGTGGGACTCGAACCCACAAGGGAACTGCTTCTAAGGCAGCTAACTGTACCGATTCGTATTATCTACGAGGCCGTGGTACCTCCATCCGGACTCGAACCGAAATCGCGCACCTATCAAGTGCATACGCAGGGTATAAGCCTGCCGCTCTACCATTGAGCTATAGAGGCATTGGTGGGTGTGGTGGGACTTGAACCCACAAGGTTCCGACTTTTAAGGCCGGCGGCTGTACCGATTCGCATTATCTACACACCCATAAATCATTGGAGGAAGACGTCGTATTCGAAACGAATCCGGCAAAGCCGGACAATCTCCTTAGCAGGGAGTTGCAGAACCTTTCTGCTTCATCTTCCATGGTGCTGGCGGTGAGACTCGAACTCACGTAAGGTTTCCCTGACGGCTTACAAAACCGTTGCAATTGCCGCTATGCGACACCAGCGTGTTATTTGAGCGTGACTTGAATTGGCGCTGAGTCGAACAGCACTACCATCAATTCAAAGGATCCAATGACGGCCGTCATCATCACCCCTCTGGCCAGAGTAGTCATGTCACTGGCGCTAACCAATGACCGCTCAACTTGGTGGGCAAGTGTGGAATCGAACCACCTAAGGAGCCCTTGTAGTGGGCTTGTGAAAACCATTTCACGTCATGCCTAAATTCTTGCAGAACCTTTCTGCTTCATCTTCCATTGATTTTTCTACCTTTTGAATATCCTCTTGCAAGATATTCTTCGAGTTCTTCTTTCTTGATCTTGACGTGTTTTACACCATTGGTTACCCAATAAGTGCCAAATTGACTGTTCTTTTCACCCTGTTGATGTCCGCGCTCATTCATAGTCTGCCGACGTTTTTCACAGGCAGTTTTTGCCATGGCCGCAAGTGTTGCAAATTTTATTGTAGTGGGGCCGACAATTTTACCTGTGATTTTTCCGTTGCGAGAGCGGGCTTCTTGAATCCTCTTCATTCCTTCAATAGAAGGATTTATGAAGCCTGAATTCGCAATTGCGTTTGCTCTCACCATGTGCGCTGGCAGATGATCCCACCCGCCCCCACCACCAAGTTTCAAATTCAGGCAGTTCTTATCTTCAAGAAGTTCTATATTCACAATCTGCATTTCACGTGCTTTCAATGACTCCCTGTCTGGAAGATACTCAAGAATCTCTTTTTGATGTGCTTCTTTACCATGCTTTTTAATAGATCGCGTTATCCGCTTTCCAGAACCAAAATATTCATCTTCAAGATTATTAGTTGAATACATGCCGATGTAGAACTTGCCATCGTGAATACGGGTGATCTTATAGATGTAATGAAACTTTCTTTTGTCTGCTCTTTGCATAACTTCCTCCTGAGAGTATTTAAGCAAAAAGGTAACCTGAGGAGCACGTCGGAATCGAACCGAACCCGATCCTACGATCAGGCGAACTGCTTTCCAGGCAGACCCAATCACCATCATGGATCATGCTCCATAAAATCGGTGGACCTTTATGTGCCCGACGAGGCATTCAATTTCTTTAATGGGCTATTACCAATCCCTAGATCTACCCTGATCCTAAGGGTAGAGGAGCAATGATACTGCAGCGCGCAGTTACAGAAATAAGAGACAACAAGTGGCGATGACGGAACGCCTTTCGGCATGGCGGCTGCTCTACCAGCTGAGCTACATCCGATTACTCGGAAGTTAGGATTCGAACCTACGACCATCTCCTTGTAAGGGAGGCACTCTACCTCTGAGTTAAGGACCCGTGTTCTTGGGATCGTTCTGATCCCAGTTGTTCTTGTTGTCTCGATTCTTTCCTACGTGATAACCATCACAGTGCAAGCACTTGTAGTTTGAGAACCAGACACCGTTCTTTTTGTCATGCCCGCCGCAGATTTCACTGCAGTTGCCTTTGTGTTGTACATGACCTTTGGTTTGCCTGTGCCTTGCGGCACGTGCGAGTTCTTGTGAACTAACCCCCAAAGATGACCTTTACAGAGATTACGAATGAATCGAGTTGATGGACCTTGGTCCCTGATTGCAAGGATTATGTTTCGTAACCTCATGAAATCTCCTTCAATTTCCCTCCTGAACCTCTTTCAGGTACTGAAGGAAGGATCCAAACAAAAAACAAAACACAGCAAGACACCCAACACCTGCAAGCAGAATGCCGATGGTTGCGAGAAAAGCTACAACGATATTCATAGTACGTCTTTCGAAAAATGTGGTGGAGTCAGAACGGATTCGAACCATTCTAAGTCATATGACACCGGCTTTACATGCGATAACCATCAACAAACGGTTGTTACCAACAAAAAGCGAGGACGAATCTTCCGGTGGGTTTTCCAATTCCCTATGACTCCATTGAAACTGGTCGGGGTAGTGAGATTCGAACTCACAGCCTCCACGCTCCGGACGTGGCCGTCTACCAGATTGACATTACACCCCGATGATCTTGATGATTGACGTACACTCTCAAACTCTTCTTACTCTTGAGTGAAAGGTTAGGTGTTGCGGGAGTGGGATTTGAACCACACGATCTCCAGCTTATGAGACTGGCGAGGACGACCGGACTCCTCTATCCCGCAATATTCTTACACCGCAGCACGCTGCCCACGACGCTATGTTTTTCGCGCATTGATCAAGTGCGGTACTTTTCATAGTTCAAGGGGAACTCGAACCCAAATGCCGCGGTGTAAGAACACCGATAATGGTGCGTGCCATAGGATTCGAACCTATTCACCCATAAGGGAACGGGGTTACAGCCCGCTGCCACTCTCCAACTTGACCGGACACGCATGGAAAC